CACGCCAGATGCAGGGCTCGAGATGCAGCAGTTCGATGCGAAGGCGGGCAATCCGGTCGGTCATGGCGGGCCTGGTCGGGACGGGTCACGGGCAGGATAGAGGCGGGCCGTCATGGCGACAATCACGGAACTCCGCGCCCGCCGCGAGGCGCTGGCCGCGCAGCGCGCCTCGGGCGTGGCACGGGTCAGCTATGACGGCAAGACCGTGGATTATCGCTCCGTGGCGGAGATCGACCGGGCCATCGAGGTGCTGGATCGCGAGATCGCCTCGGCCGAGGGACGGCGGATTGTGCGGCAGGTGCGCGTCATGACCGACAAGGGGCTCTGAGCATGGGTCTGTTCGACAGGTTCCGCCGCGGGGCCGTTGCTGGCGGGGCGACCGGTGGCCCTGCGTCCTCCGGGCTTACGCGGCTCCCCCGGAGCCACGGTCCCTCCGGACTGCGCGCCCGGCTCGAAGGGTCCATGGCGAGGCGACGGCTCAAGGGCTGGAATCCGCCGCTCGAGAACATCAACGCGCTGGTGGCCTCGGGTGGACCGCGCCTTCTGGCCCGTGCCCGCGAACTGGTGGTGACCAACGGCTACGCGGCGAATGCTTGCGAGGCCTTTGCGGCGAACCTGGTCGGTGACGGGATCAAGCCCTCGTCGCTGATCGAGGATGCGGACCTGCGCGAACGAGTCCAGAAGCTCTGGCTGGCCTGGACGGACGAGGCCGATGCGGACGGGCTGACCGACTTCTACGGGCTGCAGGCCATGGTCGCGCGCGAGATGTTCGTCGCGGGCGAGTGCTTTGTCCGACTGCGCCCGCGTCGGCCCGAGGATGGTCTCATGGTGCCCATGCAGTTGCAGCTTCTCCAGTCCGAGATGCTGCCCTTCGAGAAGACCGAGACAGCCGCCAACGGCAACCGCATCCGCTGCGGGATCGAATTCGACGCAATCGGGCGGCGCGTGGCTTATCACTTCCGCCGCCGCCATCCGGGCGACAGCACGGACCAGCGGGTGGCGGTGCCGGATACAGTCCGCGTCCCGGCCGGGGACGTTCTGCATATCTACCGGCCCATAGATGCCGGCCAGATCCGGGGCCTTCCGCATGTGGCACCCGCCATGGTGCGGCTGTTCCTGCTCGACCAGTACGATGACGCGGAGCTTGACCGGAAGAAGACTGCGGCGATGTTCGCGGGCTTCATCACCAAGACCGCGCCCGAGGAGCCCATGATGGGCGAAGGCGCCGCCGATCCTGACGGCGCCGCGATCGCCAGCCTCGAGCCCGGCACGATGCAGGTCCTGCTGCCGGGAGAGGACGTGAAGTTCTCGAGCCCGGCCGATGTGGGCGGGGGCTACGAGGCCTTCCAGTACCGCACGCTGCTGGCGGTCTCGGCCTCGCTAGGACTGCCCTATCACCTCGTGACCGGCGATGTCCGGCAGGCGAACTATTCGAGCCTTCGGGCCGAACTGGTGGAGTTCCGTCGCCGCATCGGGCAGCTGCAGCATGGCGTGATCGTGCACCAGTTCTGCCGTCCGATCTGGGCGCGCTGGATGGAGACGGCGGCGCTGGCAGGGGCGTTAGATCTGCCAGGCTTTGCCGCCGCACCTGGCCGGTTCCGCGCCGCGCAATGGATCCCGCCGCGCTGGGACTGGGTCGATCCCTTGAAGGATATCCAGGCGCAGGTTCTGGCGCTGGAGGCAGGGCTGACCTCGCGGCGCAAGGTGGTCGAGGCCACCGGCTATGACGTCGAGGAGGTCGACCGCGAGAACGCCGCCGACGCCCGGCGGTCGGCCGATCTGGGCCTCCGATACCGGACCAGCCCCGGCGAGGCGCAAGGCGCGCGGGCCACGCCCGCAAGGCTGCCCGACCTGGACACCGATGGGTCCGGCGCGGGCGCTGAACCCGAACAGGAGTGACAGGATGAAGAGCTGGTACACGATCCGCGCCCGGGGCCGAGGCGCGGAAGGATCTCGCGCGGAAGTGCTGATCTATGACGAGATCGGCGCCTATGGCGTCAGCGCCAGGGGGTTCCTCGCCGAACTCGGCGCACTGCCGGACGGGGTGCCGATCGACCTGCGGCTCAACAGCCCCGGCGGCTCGGTCTTCGATGCGGTGGCGATCTACAACGCCCTGCAGCGGCATGACGGCACCATCACCGTCTGGATCGACGGCATTGCCGCTTCGGCCGCGTCCTACGTCGCCATGGCGGGCGACGAGATCGTCATGCCTGAGAACGCCTTCCTGATGATCCACGATCCCTCGGGGCTGGTCATGGGCACCGCCGCGGACATGCGCGAGATGGCGGACACCATTGACAAGATCGCGGCCGGCATGGTCCGAGGCTATGCGGCCCGGTCCGGACGCGCCGAGGAAGAGATCGCGGCCCTGATGGCGGCCGAGACCTGGTTCGACGCGGAAGCGGCCCTGGAGGCGGGGCTGGCCACCCGCAGGATCGAGCCGGTGCGGATCGCCGCCAGCTTCGACATCGGCCGTTTCCGCAACGCGCCGCCTGTGCTGGTGGACGCGGTTGCGGCCGCTGTCGCCGATCCTACTCAGGAAGCGGAACCGGATCGTGTTGAAGCCGACGAGGGCGCCGAGGATGTCCTCGATCAAGCCGATCCTGCGACCGTGCTGGAGCCCGGCCCGGAACCGGCCCGGCCGTCGAAGCCTGACGCTGCACCGCCCCACATCGACCCTGCCGCCGTCCGGGCCGAAGCCATCGCCCATGCCCGGGCCGTGATCGACCTCTGTCGTCTCGCGGGCCAGCCGCAGATGGCGGGGCGCTTTCTGGTGGAGGACGCCGGCCTCGACGCGGTGCGCGCGAGCCTTCTCTCCTCCCGCGCCGAGGCCACGCCCGAGATCTCTCCGCATCACCCGCAACCCGGGCCCAGCCCCGGTGCCCGCCCCTGGGGCGACGTGATCGCCCGCACCTTCAAGCTGAAAGGATGATCCCATGACCACGCTGGTTGAAGGCAAACACCCCGGCGGCTTCCTCGTCTGGGAAGCCTTCCGCGACTACACCCGCGAGACCATCACCATCGCCTCAGGCATGCTCGAACCCGGAACGGTGCTGGGCAGGATCACCGCCTCGGGCAAATACGCCGCCCACGACTCGGCCGCGGTCGATGGCACCGAGACCGCCGTGGCCCTGCTCTGGGGCCGCGCCGATGCCAGTGCTGGCGAGGTCGTGGCCGTCGCGGTGGTGCGCGGTCCCGCCATCGTCAATCGCCACGACCTGGTCTTCGCAGGCACGCCGACCGAGGGCGAGATCGCCACGGCGCATGCAGCACTTCTGGCAGCCGGCATTCTCGTGCGCTGATCCCCCCATCGAAAGGACATTCCCATGGCGACCATGGACATCTTTGAAGGCGATGCCTTCTCGATCATCGAACTGACCCGCGCGCTGGAGAACATCCCCTTCAAGCCCGCGATCCTCTCGGGCTCGAACCTCTTCGGGCCGCGCGGCGTGCGCGCGCGCACCGTGGTGATCGAGAGCCGGGACGGCACACTGCAGCTGATCCCGTTCTCCGAGCGTGGCTCGGCCTATGAACAGCAGGTACCGGAACGCCGCGAGATGCGGGCCTTCGTCGTGCGCCAGTTCAAGAAGCAGGATGTGCTCTGGGCCTCGGAAATCCAGGGGATCCGCGACCACGGTTCGGAAACCGCCACCCAGCAGGTGCAGACCGAGGTCGCCCGCAAGCTGGGGCGGCTCAGGAATGACGCCGAGGCCACTTTCGAATTCCACCTCTTCAACGGCATCCAGGGCGTGGTGAAGGATCCCAAGGACGGGGCGGTGGTGGTGAACTACTTCACCGAATTCGGCATCACGCCCGCCACGGAGGTCGACTTCGACCTCGACAATGCGAGTCCGGCCTCTGGCGCGCTCCGGAAGCGCTGCCAGGCGCTGATCGAAAGCGTCGAGGACAGCCTTGGTGGACTGGCGGCCGGTCAGGTGCAGCTGCGCGCCGAATGTGGATCGGCTTTCTTCGCCGATCTGGTCGCCCACAAGGAGGTGCGCGAGACCTATCTCAACACCGCCGCTGCCGCGGACCTGCGGGGCAGGGTAGGGGAGGAGGTCAGCTTTGGCGGCATCACCTTCCGCCGCTATCGGGGCGGTCTCGGCTTTGGGGTGCCGACGGACAAGGCATACTTCTATCCCGAGGGTGTCGAGGGCCTCTTCGAGATCTACTTCGCCCCGGCCGACACCTTCGAGACGGTGAACACGCTGGGGCTGCCGCTCTACGCCCGGATGATCCCGGACCGCGACCGCGACGAATGGGTGCGCCTCGAGATCGAGAGCAATCCTCTGCCGATCTGCACCCGCCCGCAGGTTCTGCGCAGCGCGCGGCGGACGTGATGAGCGCCTTCGCCGCCGCCGTCGGCGCGCTCTTCGCCGATCCGAACATCGGCCGGGATGCGGTCTACATCGCCGACGGCGTCGCGCCCGTCCTGGTGCGCGTCGTCGCCCGGCGCGCGGACGCCGTCACCGACTTCGGCGACGCCCGGCTCTGGTCAGAGACCACCCGGATCGATCTGCGCGTGGCCGAGGTTCCAGCCCCGCGCTCCGGCGACCGCATCGAGATCGATGGCGACGCCTTCCTCATTCAGGGCGAGCCTGTCCGCGACCGCGAGCGGCTGGTCTGGACCGTCGATCTGAGGCCCGCATGACGGCCATGAAGCTGAAGCTCGACATCGATCCCGACATCGTCGCGATGATGGCGGCCGAGGTCGCGGCGGGCGAACGCGCGGTGACGGCTGCCATGCGCGAGGCCGGGACCGGGCTGAAGTCGGCGTGGCGGCTGCAGATCACCGGCGCGGGGCTCGGCACACGGCTCGCCAACTCGATCCGCAGCCAGAACTTCCCGAGGTCGGGCGAAAGCCTCGACGCCGCGGCGCTGGTCTGGTCGAAGGCGCCGGTCATCGTCGGTGCGCATGACACCGGCCCGCTGATCCGCTCGAAGAACGGGTTCTGGCTGGCGATCCCGCTGCCCGCCGCGGGCAAATCCCTGCGCGGCGGCCGGATCACCCCCGGCGAATGGGAACGACGCCGGGGATTGCGGCTACGGTTCGTCTATCGCCGGACGGGCCCGAGTCTGCTGGTGGCTGAGAGCCGGCTGAACACGAAGGGCCAAGCGGTAGTGTCGCGCTCGAAGACCGGACGCGGCAAGGTCACCGCGCCGATCTTCCTGCTGGTGCCGCAGGTGAAGCTGCCGAAGCGGCTGGACCTGGCGCGGGATGCGGACCGGGCATTGGACGGCGTGCCGGGGCTGATCGTGGCGAACTGGGTGGAGGGTAGGTTGTGATCGCATCGATGCGCAATCTTGCTCGGCAGCCACGAAACCGACGGCTCGGGTCACCCCGCGCAGCACGACAGCTTCGCGACATCCTTGTCGAAGGTCTGCGCGGCGAGCTTCAGGCCCTCGACCGTGGTGAGATAGGGGAAGATCGTCTCGCCGAGCGCCTTTGTCGTCATGCCGAACTTCAACGCCAGGACAAGCGTCTGGACACTGTCGGCGCCCTCCGGCGCCATGATCACGCCGCCCAGCAGGCGGTCGGTCGCCCGGTCCGCGACCAGCTTGATCAGGCCGCGCGTGTCGCGGGCGGCGAGCGCGCGGGGTACGTTGTCGAGGGTCAGCACGCTGGTCTTGACGTCATGACCCGCCGCGCGCGCCTGCGCCTCGGTCAGGCCGACGCCGGCGACCTGCGGATCGGTGAACACCACCCAGGGCATCGCGGCGTTGTCGTAGCGCTCGGCCCCGCCCAGCACGGCGTTGCGGGACGCGAGCTTGGCGCCATAGGCGGCCATGTAGACGAACTGGTCCCGGTCCGTCACATCGCCCGCCGCATAGATGCCGGGGCGTGTCGTGGCCATGTCGTCGCCAACCTTGATCGCGCCGCGTCGATCGGTCTCGATGCCCATTTCGGCCAGACCCAGCCCTTCGGTGTTGGGCGCGCGCCCGGTGGTCAGGACAAGGTGATCCGCGGTCAGATCGCGTACGTTGCCGTCAACCGTTACCGTCAGAACGGCGCGGTCGCCGTCGCGCCGCGCGGCGTCATAGGTCACGCCGTCGAGGATCGTGAGACCTTCGGCACGCAAGACCTCGGCGAGTGCCCTAGAGACCTCCGGCTCTGCCCGCGGCAGCAGGCGCGAGCGGCAGACGATGGTGACGCGTGTGCTCATCCGCGCCATCATTTGCGCGAGTTCCACGCCGATATAGCCGCCGCCGAGGAGAATCAGGCTCTCGGGCAGCCGCTCCAGCTCCAGGAGCGACGTGCTGTCGAGCGTCGGGACGTCCAGGATACCGGGGATGTCGGGCACGGCGGGCCGCCCGCCGGTGGCGACGATGACCTTGGGGGCTGTGATCTTGCGCCCGCCGATTTCGACGCCGCCTTCGACCAGACGTGCCGGACCCTCGTCGAGATAAGTCACGCCATCGTAGCCCGGCAGCAGGTCGGCATATTTCTTCTGGCGCAGCGTCGAGACGAGATCGTCCTTGGCCGCGACCAGCGCCGCCCAGTCGGCGACCTGCGCCTCGCCCCTGAGGCCCGGGAACCGATGCGCCGACTGCGCGCCGTGGACAGCCTCGGCGGCACGGATCATCGTCTTGGACGGCACGCAGCCCACGTTCACGCAGGTCCCGCCGATGGTGCCATGACCGATCAGGGCAATCCGCTTGCCTCCTTCGGCGGCGGTGATCGCGGCCGAGAACCCGGCCGAGCCGGCACCGATCACGGCAAGGTCGAAATCGTCTTTCGGGGCGCAGTCGTCTTTCATGGGGTCATCCGTCCGTTCGAGTGTTCAGTCGCCGCTGCCGCCGTCAGACAGCCTAGACCTGTAAAAGGCGCCCAACAGGCACCCGCTGCGAGCCATCCCTTTCGGGCCGGGCGATCCGCGGTCGGGCTGTCCGTTCGGTCGTCTGCAAGCTCCCCGTCGCGTACCTCTCGTCTGCTATTGATGAGAGGTGTAAGGTCTGTAGCAACTACAGGCTCAAGGGGAAACTGGCCGATGACCGATCACGAGAGCGAGAGCGGCCTTACACGCGGAGACCTAGCTCGGACGACCGACTGCAACATCGAGACGATTCGCTATTACGAGAAGACTGGCCTGCTGCCCGACCCGCCCAGGACGGGCGCAGGCTACCGCATCTACTCCTCTGTGCATGCCACGCGCCTGCGCTTCATCCTGCGCGCGCGCGAACTCGGGTTCTCGATGGAGGACATCCGCGGATTCATGGGGCTCGAAGACGGTGCCGCGCCAACTTGCGCAGAGGTCAAGGAGCGGACCGAGCGCCACCTTGCCGATGTCCGCGCGAGGATCGCGGATCTCAGGCGCATCGAAATCGTCCTCACCGAGACCGCATCCAAGTGTTCGGGCGCCGAGGTTCCGGACTGTCCGGTGCTCGACGCAATTTCCAGGTCCGCCAATCCATGACCCCTCGCGAAACCATCCTCGCCGCGCTGCATGCGCGGCTCTCGGCGCTGCCCGCCACCACCCTGCGCGGTGAGGTCCTGCCCGAGCGCGTGCCCGCTGCGGGCCTGCTGATCCTGCGCGACGGCGAGCCGGGGGAACCGGAGGTCACGCTGTCGCCGCTGGCCTATCACTACCGGCACCGTGCCGAGATAGAGGCGGTCGTGCAGGGAGCCCACCGCGACGCCGCCTTCGATACGCTCTGCGCCAGCGTGGGTACGACAATTGCAGCCGACCGCACGCTTGGCGGGCTCTGCGACTGGGTCGAGGCGGAAGCGCCGCGGCCCGTCGATTTGCCGCTCGAAGGCGCGGCCAGTCTGAAGGCCGCCGTGATCCCGGTGGTCCTGCACTATTCCACGGCCGATCCGCTCGGCTGATCCCGACAACCCGAGGAGAACACCATGGCACGAGCCCAGGGGGCGCGGGCGCAGATGGCGCTTGCGTTCGAGACGACCTATGGCACGCCGCCCACAAGCGGCTTCACGCGGATGCCGTTCGCCAGCGCGACGCTGGGGGCGGAGCAGCCGCTTCTGAACAGCGAACTCCTCGGCTACGGCCGCGATCCGCTCGCCCCGATCAAGGACGCGCTGACGGCCGATGGCAATGTCGTCGTGCCGATCGATGCGGAGGCTTTCGGTTTCTGGCTGAAGGCAGCCTTCGGCCAGCCGATCACCACCGGCACCGTCGCGCCTTACAGCCACGAGTTCCGTTCGGGCAGCTGGGTGCTGCCGTCGATGTCCATCGAGACCGGTATGCCCGAGGTGCCGCGTTTCGCGATGTATTCAGGTTGCATGCTCGACACGCTGTCGTGGCAGATGCAGCGGTCCGGTCTGCTGACCGCCACGGCGCGCTTGGTGGCGCAGGGTGAAACGGTCGGCACGACCACCAGCGCCGGCACGCCCGCCGCGCTGGAGCTGAAGCGGTTCGGCCATTTCAACGGGGCGATCGCGCGGAACGGCTCGGCCCTCGGCAACGTGGTCTCCGCCGACATCACCTATGCCAACAACCTCGACCGGATCGAGACCATCCGCTCGGACGGGCGCATCGACGGCGCGGACCCGTCCATCGCCGCGCTGACCGGCCGGATCGAGGTGCGCTTCGCCGACCAGACGCTGGTGGCGCAGGCCATCAATGGCGAGGCCTGCGAGATGGAGTTCGCCTACGTCCTGCCGTCCGGCGAGAGCTTCACCTTCACCGTGCACGCCGTCTACCTGCCGCGCCCGCGCATCGAGATCTCCGGGCCGCAGGGCGTCCAGGCGACCTTCGACTGGCAGGCCGCCCGCGACAGCGTCGTCGGCCGGATGTGCACGGCGACCCTCATCAACGACATCGAGGTGTACTGAGAATGCTGACGCTCGACCTGACCAACGCGCCGCGCTGGCATGACCTCGCGCCCGGCGTCCGGGTGCAATTGCGCCCGCTGTCCACCGCGCTGATGGTGGCGACCCGCAGCGATCCGGCCGTCGAGGCAGTTCCTGAGGAGGCCTCGGATGATGAACGCGCGGTTGCCTTCGCCAAGGCACTGGCGCGACGAGCGGTGCTCGCCTGGGACGGCATCGGCGACGCGGACGGCATTGGGATCGATCCCAGCCCCGAGGCCATCGACGCCTTGCTCGACGTCTGGCCGATCTTCGAGGCCTTCCAGCTGACCTACGTCTCCAAGGGCCTGCTGCTGGACCAGGAAAAAAACGTCTCCGCGCCCTCGCCGAATGGTCCTTTGGCGGGGGCGACCGATACTGCCAAGCTTGCGCGCAAGCCTGCGAAGACTGCCCGGCGCGGCTGAACCGGCCCCAGACGCATGAGGGCTGGCAGGTCTGGGACCTCGTCGGCCGCCTCGGCGGCCAACTTCGCGTGCTGCCCGGCGCGGTTATCGGCTGGGATCTGACCGCGGCGCTCGCGCTCGGCGACGCGCTCGGCGTGCCGCCGCTCGCCATGGCCGAACTGCTGCCCGTCATCGAGGCGGTGATGGTCGCCGAACTCAACGAACAGATGGATCACTCCCATGGCTGAGAAGCGAGTATCGGTCCGCCTCGCGGCCGTGGGTGGACGGCAGGTGCGGGCCGAGCTGGAAGGTGTCGGCGAGGCCGGATCCCGCGGCTTCGGACGGCTGAGCCGCGAGATGGAGGAGGCCAATGCCCGGCTCGCGGCCTTCTCGCGTCGGGTGCGGGTCGCGGCTGCCGCCGCCGTGGCAGCCGCTGCCGCCGCGGGCGTGGCGATGGCGCTGCAGCCCAAGGGGGTGAAGATCGGCCTGGCCGACCCCGAGGGCGCCGCGCTGTTCAGCTACTACACGACCGGGGTGCTGAAGTCCGAAGGCTCCTCCATCACCGAGGGGATCGGGCAGGGGCGCATCACCGCCAACCTCGAGGGGTTTACCCCCGACATGGCCTGGCGCATCCCCGACAGCGAGGCGCTGCCCATCGTTTTCGACCTTCTGGCCGAGGAGGGGCTGTGCCTGGGCGGGTCGTCGGGCATCAACGTCGCCGGCGCCATCCGCATGGCGCGCGAGATGGGGCCGGGCCATACCATCGTCACCGTGCTCTGCGACTATGGCAACCGCTATCAGTCCAAGCTGTTCAACCCCGACTTCCTGCGCGCCAAGGGCCTGCCGGTCCCGTCCTGGCTTGACAGCGAGCCGAGGGATCTGCCCTCGGTCTTCGAAGGCTGATGCGGGGCTTGCGCCTTCTCCTTTTCGTGCTTCTCGCCGCGCTTTCCGCGCCGGCGGGCCTGCCCGTCGCCCCGCTGGCCGGGGCCGCCATGGCGCAGGAGGCGCCGGCCGCGCCGGACTATCCGCAGTGGGAAAAGGACGCGGCCCTTGCCGAACAGGTGCTGGAGCAGGACCGCGCCTCGAACCAGGCGCTGGAGCAGTTGCGCCAGCGCATCGTCGACTGGCGCGCCCGCTTCGCCGCCGTCCAGTCGGCCAACCAGCAACGGATCGAAACCCTGCGCAGCCAGATCGCGGCGCTGGGCGCGGCGCCCGCCGAAGGCCAGTCCGAGGCCCCCGAGATCGCCGCGCGCCGGTCGGAGCTGAACGGCCAGCTTGCCAAGCTCGAAGCGCCGGGCATCGCCGCGGTCGAGGCGCACAGCCGCGCCGAGGGCATCATCCGCGAGATCGACACGCTGATCCGCGATCGTCAGGCGGATGCGCTCCTGAAGCTGTCGCCGTCGCCGGTGAACCCGATCAACTGGCCGGCCGGCGCGGCGGTCCTGACGCAGGGGCTGAAGACGCTCTGGAGCGAAACCGTCGGGGCCTGGAACAATCCCGCGCGGCGGACCGAGTTGCGCAACAACCTGCCGGTCATCATCCTTTATATCGCGATCGCGGGCATCCTTGTCCTGCGTGCGCCCGGCTTCATCGGCAACATGACCGCGCGGCTGCAACGCTCAAGTTCGATGCGCACGCGCGCGCTGGCCGCGACGATCCTGTCGCTGGGGCAGGTGGTGGTGCCGGTGCTGGGCGTCCTGCTGCTGGTCATGGCCACCAAGGCCACCGGGATGACCGGGCTCCGATCGGGCGAACTGATCGGGGCGCTGCCCGAGGCGGCGGCGGCCTTCTTCCTCGCGCGGTGGCTCGGTGCCTCGGTCTTCACCGGCGGCACCACCGCGCCCATCGTCGTGGAGCGTCCGGCCGAGGCGCGCTTCCACGCCAGCATGCTGGGCGTGGCGGCCGCGCTTGAGGTGATGCGGGTGGCCTTCGCCACCGACGTGCGCCCACCGCTGTCGCAGGCGGCGCAATCGGTCTGGGCCTTCCCGGTCGCCGTCCTTGTCGCCGTCTTCCTGTTCCGCCTCGGCCATCTGATCCGCCGCCGCGAGGGCACGCTCGACACCGACGAACGCGCCTTCGGCGCCCGCATCCAGAAGCTGTTCGGAACCGCGCTTGTCGCCGCCTCCGTGGTGTCGCCGCTCCTCGGGGTGGTGGGCTATGTGGCGGCGGCCAACGCGCTCATCTGGCCCGCGCTCGGCACGCTGGCGCTGGTTGGCCTCGTCATTGTCCTGCACCGCTTCCTGACCGACATCTACCTGGTCGTGTCACGCTCCGGCGAAGAGGGGCGAGAGGCGCTGGTCCCGGTCCTGCTCGGCTTTGTCCTGGCGCTGACGGCGCTGCCCGCGCTGGCGCTGATCTGGGGCGCGCGCACCGCCGACCTGTGGGAGGCCTGGAACCGCTTCCGCGGCGGCATCGTGCTGGGCGAGACGCGGATCTCGCCGACCTCGTTCCTGACCCTCGTCGCGGTCTTCGTGATGGGCTACCTCGCGACGCGGCTGGTGCAGGGGGCGCTGAAATACTCGGTCCTGCCGCGGACGAACCTGGACAAGGGCGTCCAGAACGCGCTGGCCGCCGGCGTGGGCTATGTCGGGATCTTCCTTGCCGCGCTGGTGTCGATCACCGCGGCCGGGCTTGATCTGTCCTCGCTCGCCATCGTCGCGGGCGCGCTGTCGGTCGGCATCGGTTTCGGCCTTCAGAACATCGTCCAGAACTTCGTCTCGGGCATCATCCTCCTGATCGAGCGGCCGATCTCCGAGGGTGACATGATCGAGGTCAACGGCCAGTTCGGCATCGTCAAGGGCATCTCGGTCCGGTCCACCTGGATCGAGACCTTCGACCGCACCGACGTGATCGTGCCGAACGGCGACCTTGTCGCCGGCGTCGTCACCAACCTGACGCGCGGCAACCTGACCGGGCGGCTCATCCTCAAGGCCGGGGTGGCCTACGGCAGCGACACCCGCCGGGTCGAGGCGATCCTGAAGGAGATCGCCAATGCGCAGCCGCTGGTCCTCGTGGACCCCGCGCCGGCGGTGATCTTCACCGATCTCGGCGCCGATTCGCTGAACTTCGAGGTGCGCGCGATCCTGTCGGACGTGAACTTCAAGAACGTGGTCCTGTCGGAGATGAACCACGAGATCGTCCGCCGCTTCGCCGAGGAGGGGATCGAGATCCCCTTCGTCCAGCGCGACATCTGGATCCGCAACCCCGAGGCGCTGCGCGGCGAGGCGCGGGCCGCCGCCGCCCCCGCACCCGCGACGCCCGCCGAACCCGCCGCACGCAGGACGCCCGATCCGCGCCTGATCCACAACGACCCGAGCGAGGACGACCCGGACAGATGACCGATCCGATGTTTCGAACCGATGCCTACCTGCGCGAGGCGCCCGCACGCGTCGTCGGCCGCACGCCCGAGGGCGGGATCGTCCTCGATGCCACGATCTTCTACCCGACCTCGGGCGGGCAGCCGGGCGACAGCGGCACGCTGGGCTTCGGGGCGGCGCAGATCGCCATCGCCACCACCGTCAAGGGCGAGGACGGCGCCATCGTGCTGGTGCCGGAGACGCCGGGCCCCCTGCCGGAGCCGGGCACCGAGGTGACCCAGACGCTCGACTGGGACCGCCGCCACCGCCACATGCGTGTGCACACCGCGTTGCACCTGCTGTCGGTGGTGATCCCGCTGCCGGTGACCGGCGGGCAGATCGGCGCCGACAAGGGGCGGCTCGATTTCCTGATGCCGGAGCCGCCCGCCGACCCCGCCGCGATCGAGGCGGCGCTGAACGCGCTTGTCGCCCGCGACTTGCCGGTGACGGACGACTGGATCACCGATGCTGAGCTTGCGGCGAACCCGGGGCTGGTCAAGACGATGTCGGTCCAGCCGCCGATGGGGCAGGGCCGGGTCCGGCTCGTGCGGATCGGGGCAGGGGCGGATCAGGTGGACCTGCAGCCCTGCGGCGGCACCCATGTCGCGCGCACCGGCGAGATCGGACGGGTGACGCTGGGCAAGATCGAGAACAAGGGCCGCCAGAACCGCCGCGTCAACATCCTGCTTGCCCCCTGAAAAGTCGCGGATTTCCGACCGCCCCCCTTGCGCGGCACCACTTTACCCCTGTAAAGAACGCGCCACGGACAGATGGCCGAGTGGTCGAAGGCGCACGCTTGGAAAGTGTGTAGGCGGGGAACCGTCTCGAGGGTTCGAATCCCTCTCTGTCCGCCACACTCAGATACTGAATCCGACCAAGGGCCCCGATTGGGGCCTTTTTTCTTCTTGTTTCAAAGGGCGTTGGCAGGGCCATCCGCCCTTCGGAGACTGGGCGCTTGACGCGGAATGGGTCTCCAAATGGCCTGCGTCTCTCTTCGAGCGCCCCTCGACGGTCACGGGACGGCGTAAAACATCCTCGCATTTCCAATGGGTTGCCGCGTTCATGGGGTCGTCCCGTTCGCGAGTTAATTCGGTGGCGGAGACTGACACGAAGGCGCAGGGCGGTCAGAAGGACGGCTCTGTGGCGGCCGATCCCGAGTCCGGCGGCATCGTTCGAAGCGAGCCAGGACCCTGCCAGAAGTCTCTGATGACAAACAGACTTCGCGCCCATAGCCTGGCGCAATGTCGAACGGCGCGTGGACAGATGAAGAGAACGAACTGATCGTCGCGGATTACTTCGCGATGCTTGCCGACGACATCTCCGCGCGCCGCTACAGCAAGGCCGAACACCGTCGCGCGTTGCTGCCGCTGCTGAACGACCGGTCCGAGGGGTCTGTCGAGTTCAAGCACCAGAACATCAGTGCGGTGCTGAAGGGCCTCGGCGAGGACTGGATTCCCGGTTACAAGCCCGCGTTCAACTTCCAGATGACCTTGGCGGATGCCGTGGCGCGGTGGCTGGCGCTGAACCCGGCCTGGCTCGGGCGCCAACCGAGGCTGCAAACCGCCGCTGGCCTACGCGAGGCAGCGCAGATCTGGATCGGACCGCCGCCGACGCTGTCGAACCAGCCGCCGCCGCAGGAACTGGACCAGATGCGGCACATCGCCCGCAAGTTCGACGTGGCGGGCCGGGACGAGCGCAACCGGGCCCTCGGTCGCGCGGGAGAGGAACGTGTGCTGGCGCATGAACGGGCGTCTCTGCGCTCGGCAGGACGGGACGATCTGGCGCGCAAGGTACGCTGGGTGTCGGAGGAGGATGGCGATGGCGCGGGCTACGACATCGCGAGTTTCGCCCCGGACGGGCTACCCCGACTGATCGAGGTCAAGACGACGAACGGATGGGAGCGCACGCCCTTCCACATCACCCGCAACGAACTGGCCGTGGCCGAGGAGCGCAGGTCGGAATGGCGTCTGTTCCGGCTCTGGAACTTCTCACGCGAGCCGAAGGCGTTCGAGTTGCATCCGCCGCTGGACGCGCATGTCTCCCTGACCGCGACGACGTTTGAGGCGAGCTTTCACTGAGCCTCAGTCGAACACCCGCTCCGGCTGTTCGTGCCATGGCAGGGCCGCGACATCGGTCAGTTTCAACAGGGTCGCGGCGGGCACCTCACGCTTGTAGACGAGGCGCTTGAGGACTCCCGGCGCGAGGTAGGCGAGCCGCAGCTGTCGGCTGACATGGCGTTCGGCCAGCCCCACGGCTTTCGCCAGATCGGTGACCGTATTGAACTCGCCAGCCTCCATGCGCCGCCGCCAGCCCCACGCCCGGCCGATGGCGCGCAGGATATGCGGATCCTGCGACCGGTCTTCACTGGGCAGATAGGTTGCGGGCGGCATGATCTTCGGCCGCCCGTTCTGCTTGCGGACCTTGAGCGGTACGAAGATCTGGATGGACTCGTCGGGTTTCATCATTCCGCCGCCACCTTCTTTCGTGGCGCCATCATGTCGCGCATGACGCCCGAGACGCCGTCGGTCCGGACATCGATGACCAGCCCCTCGGACGTCACGGTGACCCGGCGCACCAGCAACTGCACGATCCGGGTCTGCTCCGCAGGAAACAACTTGCCCCAGACGTCCTCGAACGTCTGCAGCGCGGAGATCACGTCGGCCTCGGCGAAGGCGTGGCCCTCGCGCGCCAAGTGGGCAATGACCTGCGCCGTGATCGAGGGGGCGCGCATCACCCGCCGCAACTCGGTCACCACGGCCGCTTCCACGAGGTCGGCAGGAAGGCGGCGCAGGATGCCCTCATCGCTGGGTTCGCGATTCTTGATGACGTCCATCGAGACGTAGTACCGGTATCGCCGCGCGCCCTTCTTCGTGCTGCTCGGGGTCATGGCCGCGCCCGTGGCCGTAAAGATAAGGCCCTTCAGCAACGCAGGCGCCTGCGCCCGGGTGTTGTTGGCGCGCTTGCGGGGGCTCTCCCGCAAGATGGCATGGACCTGATCCCACAGCTTCTGGTCGATGATGGCCTGATGCTCGCCGGGATAGGCCTTGCCCTTGTGGACGGCGTCGCCGCGATAGACGCGGTTCATCAGCACTCTGTAGAGATATCCCTTGTCGACCAACGTGCCCTGCTTGTTGCGGAGCCCTTTGCGGCGCAGTTCGCGGGCCAGCACGGTCGCTGATCCGACCTCGACGAACCTCTCGAAGATGCCCCGCACGGTGGCAGCCTCGTCTTCATTCACCACGAGCTTGCGGTCCTTCACATCGTACCCGAGCGGGACGTAGCCGCCCATCCACATGCCCTTCATGCGAGAGGCGCGGACTTTGTCGCGGATGCGCTCGGCTGTGACCTCGCGCTCGAACTGAGCGAAGCTGAGCAGGATGTTCAGCGTCAGCCGCCCCATGGACGTGGTGGTGTTGAAGGACTGCGTGACCGAGACGAAGGTCACGCCGTTGCGGTCGAAGACCTCGACCAGCTTCGAGAAGTCCATCAGCGACCGTGACAGGCGGTCGATTTTGTAGACGACCACCACATCTATCAGGCCGTCCTCGATGTCGGCCAGAAGCTGCTTGAGACCGGGCCGTTCCAGCGTTCCGCCCGAGATGCCGCCGTCGTCATACTGATCGCGGACCAGCACCCAGCCCTCGGAGCGTTGGCTGGCGATGTAGGCCTCGCAGGCCTCTCTCTGAGCGTGCAGGCTGTTGAATTCCTGCTCCAGCCCTTCTTCGGAGGACTTGCGCGTGTAGATCGCGCAGCGTTGGCGGCGGACGGGATTTGCGCGTTGATCCATCAATCATTCCCCCGCTTTCGTTCGCGCAACCCGAAGAAGCGGTAGCCATTCCAACGCGTTCCGGTGATCGCCCGCGCAATCGCAGACAAGGATTTGTAGGGTCGCCCCTGCCACTCGAACCCGTCCCGCAAGACCGTGATCGTGTGCTCGACCCCGTTCCATTCGCGGATCAGCCTCGTGCCGACCACGGGATTTCGAGGATCGGCGATCTGGCTCTTGCGCGTCAGGGTGCCGCCGACCTCGTCGGCCAGCAGGTCCAGCATGCGCCGGGTTTCGCGATCAGGACCGCCATACGTCAGCTCCTGGATGCGGTAGGCCAACCGGCTCTCGAGGAACGTCCGGCTGTTGTTCGGCGCCGTCGTGGCAAAAATCGTCTGCCACTCCGACTTCAACTGGGGGACGGACATGGACTTCAGCGCGGCCAGGCGCGCGGGGATGGGATCAGGCTTCGTCATGCGTTTCTCCGGTGAGTTGGAGTTGCATGACGGCATTGGTCGTCGGGATAGTGTAGGCAACGTTCTCCAGTATTGTCCGATACTTCACGCCTATCCTGCCCGAGCAGCCGAACCAGCCCGAGCGCCAGCAGGCCACACAGTTCGGCGCGGCGTTCGGCGGCGGTCATCTGGTCGGGAGGTAGCGGATTGGGGCGGTTCATGTCTCGGTGGCCGTGTTTGATGGTGTGCTACCGATCAAAAGCCACCCAGCCGTCCGAGGTGGGACATCTCAGCGGAACGGGATGCGGAAATGCGAACAGGGAGAGAACATCAGGGCTTGCCGATCACGGATTTGTCCATGATTATCGTAGGTTGAATCAATCGAGAGCAGTAGTTCATTGAGGTGAGTTCATGGCGCGCAAAGCATCCCCGATCGGTCCGCATGTTCTGGCGCTGATCGAGGATGCGCGCGTCGACCTCGCCCGAGCTGCCCTTGCCGTGCGCGAGGGAGACAATGAGCCGGAATTCAAGCTGCCCGAGGACGTTCCCGACCTCGCCGACGAAGAAGCGGTCGAGGCGTTTCGGCAAGCACTTGTCGAGACGCTGTCGGATTTCGACCGCGATGACCTGCGACCTGCGGAGCAGCGATCACGAAGGATCCGGGCCCTCGCCGAGAAAAAGGGCGTCACCTCACTCATCACCATTGTCGAGCAACAACTCGATGAGACACGGTCGCAGGAGTTTCACCGGCAGCCAGATGAGCTCTGCAGAAGCATCTGGGCATATCTCCATGAACGCGAAACATTCGAGGATGCGGAGAGCTTTCACTTCGCCCGACAGTTCCGCGACCACGGCAAGCTCTACGACGCCTTCGAGGTCGAACTGGAGAACCAGGTAGCCCTCGACGCGGCGGCCATCGACGAAAAGGCGCTGGCGGCCAAGATCAAGGGCATGCTCGAGCTGAAGCCCGAGATATCCTGCACAGTTAAGGCGCTCGATCTGCCTGCCACCGATACGCACCCTGCGTCCATCATGCTGATCGTCCGGCACGGTGGTCCGCTTTCGAGTGTCTACGATCACCGGCAAGACGGAAGGCGGGGAACCATCTACTACCGACCGCCGAACGAGGCGACGCTGATCTACACGCCCTCGATGCGGCAGATCGAGGTCTGCGCGGACAGCCCCGTGGTGCGCCAGACGGTCAGCGACTCCTTCGCCGAAGTTGCGCTAGGTCACGACATCTCCCAGAAACCTCTGACCTGGAAGCGCTATAATCTTTCGCGCTTCCGCTCTTCGCTTCTCCTGCAGCCCCCTGAGATCGAAGGGTACGCGTTCGAGTTCGCGCGCGTCATCGAAGCCGAGATCCGGCTGGGAACCTGGCGCCGCAAGCTTCAGCTCAAGGTGACGGTCGACGATGACATCCAAGAGGTTGCCGACCGATATCTCGGGGCGCGGAACATCTTTCGGCGCGCCGAAGCGTTCAGCCGGATCACCATCGCGGTGGCCTACAACCTGATCGGCGATGACAAGCAGCGGACGCTCAATATCACGATTGCGGGCACGAAGAGCTGCAACCTGCAGAGCAAGCCCGATCCGGAGGAACGCAGCCTCGGCTTCGCGCTGCTCAAGGAATGGGGAATCCTGAGCGCGTTCAGGCAAATCGCGCATGATGACCTTCGCGCGATATTTCCCCAGCTTGTTCAACTCCACGATCGCATCGAGGACGAGGTCAGCGGAAGTTATCTACTGGAACTCGGGCTTGACCCGAAGCGTCTCATCGAAGGCGGCCTGCTCGAGCGCCGCGACCGTCAGGACGTGGTTCTTATTGAGGACGACGACGTCGACGGGGAAGGCGCCGTCAAGCCGTCGGCGACCGAAGGCATGATCCACGCTGTCGGTCCTTTCGGCGAAGATGTCGGCAAGCGCCCCGCGTCGGATGTCGAGATGTTCGCGGTCAACGCTCAGTGGCTTCACGAGACGCTCATGCGCCTGATGAAGCCGCTGCTGAGCAAGCGGGCGGCGCAGATCCTGGACCCGGACCTGACCCTCGTCGGCGCGATCCAGATCGATGAGGCAGATGTGCCCGTTTATTTCGCCCGACGGCTCAATGATCCCAAAGCGGCGCAGAGACTGGATCTGATGTTGCGCGCGCGGGGCACCGCTGGCGTGGGCATCGTCTTCGCCGCGAGCGAGGAGATGCCGTCACATCTTGGGCCTAACGTCGTCATGCCGCTGCTGTCCCATCTCGCATCGGCGGACGAGGAAATGCTGTTCGCGCGCGACGGAATAGAACTCGCGTACCGAGACGGTCTTTCACTCGCACGCGGGGGTGTGTCCCCGCGGGTGGTTCGGACAGGCAAGCAGTCCGGCACGCTGTTCATTCCTGGCAGGGAGCCGCTTCACCTCGCTGGGAACGATCAACTTACGATCTTCGAGCGCCTGGTGGTCGCAGCCGCGAAAGGCAGTCCCGACGTTCAGGTAAAGGCGCTGATGGAAGGCTTCGAGTCCAGAAGCCCCCAGCAGGCGTTCCGGAAGGAGACCTGGGACAGCATCCGGGACGTCTATATCGGCAAGGGTGCGAAGAAGGGATATTGGCGACTGCTACTCACTGCGCAGCCGACCGAAACCGTGGCCGAGCCAGCCGAGGAAGCGACCGTCTAACAGCGGTCTAACATGCGGCGGGAGACGGTCTAACAAACCGCTGAATACTGGAAGGGCTCCACATAGAGGAGCACTTCCATGCCGACTCCCTTCCCCCCGCGCCAGGCAGCCCCGACGAGCTGGTCCGGCGCCGCGAAGACCAAGCCCACCACCCACAACTTGGAATGGCGCTGCACGCGCTGTGACAAGCTGCTCGGCGTCTGCCGGGACGGCCGCATGCACCTGCGCTTCGCGCGGGGGCACGAGTATCTCGTGGGCTT